GGCACCACCGTGGACGTCGCCAAGCGGATGGGCCGCCGCGTGTGGGCCGCCGACATCCGCGGCGACCATTACTCGCCGCACCTGCCGATCCATCAGCACGACGCCACCGCTGGCTGGCCGGAAGCCGCACCCCGCAAGGCCGATCTCGTGTTCCTGGACCCGCCGTACTGGAAGCAGGCCGTCGGCCGCTACTCGACCGAGCCCGGCGAGATGGCCGAGATGGACCTCGATGCGTTCACCGTCGCGTGGGCCACCGTCGTTAAGGCGGTCATCGAACACGCCGGCCGTGTCGCGTACATCATCTCGCCGACCCAGAACGAAGACGGCTCGGTCGTCGACCACGCCACCGATCTGCTCCGTCCGTTCGTCGACGAAGGCTGGCATGTCGAACGGCGCATCATCGTGCCCTACTCCACCCAGCAGGCCACCGGCCAGCAGGTCACCTGGGCGCGGGAGAACCGCCGGATGCTGAAGCTGTACCGCGATCTGGTGGTGCTGGCTGGATGACCGCTCGCGAGTTCCGTCGCCGTCTGACCAGGGCTCAGGAGTTTGAGCGCAAGGTCACCGCTGAGTTGCAGATCCGTGGATGGCTCGCCGAGCCGTTCGGGCAGGGTCAACTCAGCGAGCAGATGCGCGACGTGATCAAGCGAGTCAACACGCCCGTGCGGTACATGCCCGACATCATCGCCGCCAAGAAGTTCTCTGCCCGGATGCGCCTCGTCTTCATCGATGCCAAGGACGGCGACGCACACCGGGAGACAGGCAACCACGACCTAGAGACGGCCGCACTCGATGCGGCAGAGAAGTGGGAGGCCATGTCAGGGTGCCCGTTCTACTACGTGTTCCCTGACGGCCGCGTAGCAACACCCAAACTCGTCCGCGAGATCTCCTGGCCCGGCACCTTCCGAGGCGTCGGGTCCGGCACGCCATTCGTCCTCTTCCGCAAGGCCGCCTGCGAACGGTTCGACGACACGTTCGGTACGCGCGACCCATGGACGGAGGTCGCCTAATGCCTATCACGCTCTGCCTGCCCTGCAACTGGGCGAAGGGAGCGCGTCCCTGATGGTGTGGTTCAAGGTAGACGACCGGCTTCATTCCCACCCTAAAGCTCTAGCGACATCGCTGGCGGCACTCGGGCTGTGGACACTGGCGGGCTCCTGGTCTGGCGACCATCTCACCGATGGCTTCGTATCCGATCAGGCAGTGAGCTTGCTGTCGCGAGGCTCGAACGAGTTGGCAGACGAGTTAGTAGCGGCGGGGTTGTGGAGGCGAGTCCGGGCCGGATACCGGTTCCACCAATGGGAAGCAAACGGCGACGGAACACCGCGGAATCCCACGAAAAAGGAGGTTGTGGATAACCGCACGAAGAAGGCCGAAGCCGGACGGCTAGGTGGTCTGGCCAGCGGAAAGACCCGAAGCAAAACTGAAGCACCTGCTTCAGCACGTGCTTCGCCGATGCTTCGCCCCCCGACCCGACCCGTTCCTTCTGCTTCTTCGAAGCATCAGGGGGACGTGCGCGGGCGCGCGAGCCCGCCGCCCGGCAGTGGCCCGACGCCGCCCGCCGCAGAACCCCCCCGAACCTGCCCCGAACACCTCGACGACCCGGACCCGCCGCCGTGCGGCCGGTGCGCCGACGCCCGGCGGGCCCACGACCGGTGGACCGCCGACCGCGCCAAACGGCTCGCCGCCGCACCCGAATGCCCCCGCCACCGCGGCAAACCCGCCTACAACTGCCCGCTGTGCCGCAGCGAAACACTCGCACCGGAGGAACCCGCATGAGCCCGACCCGCATCCAACTGCGCCGCGGCTGGCGCAAACCCGACAACGCCGTGCCTGCCGGATCTAACAAGATCGACACGGCTACCCCCACCCGAGGTACCAATCCGGTACGTTCGGCGTTCCAGCGGCCAGCGGGAGCCCCCGCAAGGCCCAACCACGGATCGCCCGTGGGTCGGTGTGGCGGCTGCGCGACGTGGTGGCAGGGCGAACGGACGTGTCACTGCGCCGCGCCGGAGTGCCATCGGACGTTCTCCGGTGTCGTAGCGTTCGACGCGCACCGCTTCCACGGCACCTGCCGCGAACCGGCCAGCATCGGCATGTCGCTGCTGTCCGGCCGCGCCTACGAGTGCTGGGGCCACCCGGGCGAGGCAGCGCCGTGAACATCCTCGGGTTGGATCTTTCGCTGACCGCCACCGGCATCGCCATCGTCCGCACCGGCGACGGGGACAACCACCACTACCGCACCGAACTGATCAAGGAACCGTCGAAGCAGGCGAAGTGGCCGGACCGGGACCGCATCCGCTGGATGATCGACCAGATCATCATCGTCCCCGAAGCCGCCCTCGGCCCCGACGAGGTGTGGGACCTGGCCGTCGTCGAAGGACTCGCGTACTCCCGCATCACCGGCCACGCCACCACCCGCGCCGGCCTGTGGTGGCTCGCCACCGAGAACATCGACATGAGCGGCTTCCCGCTGGCCGTGATGGGACCCACCAGCCGCGCCAAGTACGCCACCGGCAAAGGCAACGCCGCCAAGGCCGACGTGATGCGGGAGGTGGCCCGCCGCTTCCCCCACTTCCACGGCGGCGAAGACGAAGCCGACGCCCTCGTGTGCGCGGCGGCCGGCGCCGACCACCTCGGCCACCCCATCGCCGCCATGCCCGCCACTCACCGCGCCGCCCTCGCGGCCGTCGAGTGGCCCACTGATCCGGAGGAGACGAAGTGACCGAGTTTGACCGCGCGATGAACGACGGCTGGACCTCGCACGGGCACTGGTACGGACCCGGCGAGCCCGACCCCGCGACGGAGTCCCCGATGAAGGCCCGTTGTGGCGGTCCGGGCCTGTGCTCGAAGTGCTCGCGCGAAGCCGCCGCCACCCACCCCACCCCCGGCGCCGTCGCGCGCGTAACCGAGGAGAACCTGTGAGCACCGAACCACTGGATCTCGACACGATTCGCCGTCGACTGGAACGGGCGTTGGAGTTCGTTTCCGGTGAGGCACCGGACGGTGTGCGCGACTCGCACAAGACGCGCCGAGCCGCTTACATCCTCGCAGTGAACGACGCCCCCGCATTGATCGCTGAGATCGAGCGACTGCGGGCCGAGAACGCCGAGCACCGCCGCACGATCCGCGCCTACGTCGAAGCGACTCAGGCCGGCGGTGCCGCGTGAGCGCCACCCCGCTCGACCAGCCCGAAGACGACGACACCCACTCGCTCGTCTACCCCTTCGTCGCGTACCGGTCCAATGGTGGCCCCTACGATGACGAACCCTTCGTTGCCGGCGCAACCCTCGGGCGCATCGACAAAGCCCTCGAAGACGCCGCGCCCGAGGTTCACGAGTTGCGCTTCACCGTCCCGGCCGCGCTCGTCCGGCAGCTGGAGTTGGCCGCCATGGCTCGCGGCTTCCCTGTCGTCACCGTTTCGAAGGTCGACGAAACGGGCGAGTACCCGGCTATGCCGCAGTGGTCGTTCGTAACGTTCGCCCGCCATGCCCAGGAGGAGCCGTGACCCGCCCAGCCACCCCGCCCGCCCCCACCGCGCCGGAGGGCGCCGACGAGAGGAACGGGCATGGATGACATCGACCACCTCGCCGAGATCAGCGACGACCCCGACGACGAGGAAAGCGACTACGGGCGCGGGTACCGGCATGGCTGGAAAGCCGCCGCGTCCCGCATCGCCGCCGACCTGAGGCGGATGAAGGCGGCACAGGAAACGGCGCACGTGTTCCTGGCCGCCATCGCCTACGACGGTGCCGCCGCCCTGGCGCGGCTGACGGGCGAAGAACTCGACGACGAGGACAGCCATGAAGACCGCGTGGAGGCGACCGTGACCGCTGACCCCGGCGGGGGCTACGAGGAATTCGTCACTGCCGAGCATTTCACCGAGCCAGTCACACACGTTGCCGCACTGTGGAAGGACATAGATCAAATGAACGTGTGCATCTCCATCGGCAACAGCGACCACAAACTGAGCCAGGCGCGCTGGGCCGAGTTCGTCCAGATCGTCAGCCACGTCGTCTATCGGGTCGGCAAGCTCGAAGGCGCGCAGGTCCACGGCGAGTACTTCTCGCCCACTGCGGCGCCGTGGCAGAACGCCTGCTGGTGGCTGCAACTGCCCACCGACCCCATGCGCACGCAAGCGCTGCGGAGCCGCCTTCGTCAGCTTCGCGCCGAGTACGAGCAGACGTCGATCGCGTGGCTGGCCGGCGAGACGGAGTTCCTTTGACGTCCTCCACCCGCCTAAAGGCGGGGGGGATTCCTTCCCTTGCGGGTCGGTGTTCCTGTTTCACAGCAGACCGCGCCGGGGTTGCCCCCACCCGTCTCACATCCGCTCCACAGGCGTTTTCGGTCTCGACCAGCCCGGCCGCGACCTTGATGACACCCAGCGCGTCGCCATCATGCTGCCGGTGGAGGAGGGGACGGGGACGTGACCAACGACGAGGAGTACGACGCGCTCGGCTGGTGGTGCATCTGCGGCGCCGACCTGCTGTCGATGCTGCGGCGGTGCGCCAATGGCGAAGATCCCGACCTGGTCTACGCCGAGGCTTACGCGAACTCGAAGATCGAGAGGCCGGGCGAGCAGTCATGACCCCGCCGCTCTGCCTCAACCCGAGGTGCAAGATCCCCGGCCGCCACGGCGACGGCTGCGACGGCCCCACCTGCCGAGGCTGCCTCAAAGGTTGGGCCGCCGACACGCTCAGGCTCTGCGCGGTGTGCACCAGCCGCCTCGGCGAGAACCCCGTCAAGGCCGCCGAACTCTGGCACGAGCTGGAACTCGTCCTCAAGGCCGCCGGGGGCGGTGAGCACGCCAGCAGCAAACCCGGCAGCGGCACACCGCCCCGGGATGCCGTCGTGGAGATGCGCGCCGAGATCCGGCACGTGCTGGTGTCGTGGGCGAAGCTGATCGGCGAACAGCGCAATGTGAAGCTGCCGGCCGATGACGTTAGATCGATCGGCGAGTTTGTAAGTCGGCATGCGATCTGGCTGGCCGCCACCGAGTACGCGGGTGAGGCCGCCGACGAACTCGCCGGGCTGGTGTCGCGGGCGTACCCGCTGGCGTACCCGTCCGGGACGCGTAGCCTAACCGTAGGCCCCTGCCCGCTGTGTGGTGGCGTACCCGGCAACAACGGCTGGGTGGTGGAGAAGCTGCCGCGCGGCTTCATCGGCCCGCCACGGCGCTCAGGGCGGCTGGAGGCCCTGGTGCGGGAGCGGGACCAGGACAAGCTACCGAGTGAGGTGTACTGCGACATGGTGAGCGAGCACCAGTGGCCGGCTACCGCCTGGCGGCAGTTGGACCGGTTGGTCATGGCGAGGAAGAGGGCGGCGGCGTGAGCGACGACTTAGTGACCTGGTTGCGGGCGAAGATCGATGCGGATGAGCGGGTGGCGCGCGAGGTTGAGTCGCCCGGCAAGTGGGACGCGGCGCACGGCGCGGACGGCAGCGGGGTCTACATGTTCATGGATCGCAGAGTGTTCGAGGGTCGCCGCAATGATGTCGAGCATGCCGGTCGCCACGATCCGGCCCGGGTGCTGCGCGAGGTCGAGGCCAAGCGGCAGATCATCGCGAGCATCGTCGACCGCACCAACCCGGACGAGGATGAGGCGTACAACTGGGAGGCGATCGACGCCCAGACCGACGGCATGGGCAGTACCGTCCTGTGTTTGCTCGCCCTGCCCTACGCCGACCGGCCGGGCTACCGCGACGAGTGGCGACCGTGATCCGCTACTACACCGCCGCCGAGGTCGCCCATGAGACCGGTCGACACCGCCACGCTCGCCACGAGAACTGGCACAGCGAGCAGAGGGCAGCGGCGTGAACAACGAAGAGAAGGCCGTAATCGTCGAGGTGCTGTGCGGACAGGCCCTCGCCGATCACTTGGGCGATGTGCGCGACGAAGAACGCCACCTGTGGCGCCTGCTCGACGTTGAGCGACCGGTCTACGACCACGACAGCCCTTGGCGCAACACGCGAGCGACGCTTAAGCAAGCTGGCATCCCGCTGCCGGCGTACCTCGCGGGCGACGAAGACGACGAATGATCCGCTACTACACCGCAGCCGAGGTCGCCCACATCTGGCGGCGACCAGTGGCCGAGGTGTACCGGTGAAACGTGAGAGAATGATCGAGACCCCGGCGACCGCGTGAACGGCCCCGGGGCGTGGCCGACCCGAGGAGTCGACATGACGAACGATAGCGGCAGGACCAGTAGCCGGCGCAATCCCTACATCCCGGACATGCGGCCAAGTCACTGGCAAGATCCCGTCGTCGAGCGAGTGCTCGGCGCGATCGACCGGGGCGACGGAGTGTACCCGCTCGTTCTCCAGGAGATCATCAAGCTCAAGCGAAGCAACGTCGAGGTCACCATCCCGGTGGTGGAGCAGATCATCGAGACATGCGTGGAGCGCCTCCGAGCCCGGCCAATGGAGGTACCCGCGAGCCTGCCCAATCAGCGCACCCGCCGAGGTCGCTTCTCCGCCGTCGAGATCACAGGATCCGTCGTCTACTACATGCGGATCGGCAACCGGGTCAAGATCGGGTATTCAAGCAACCTGGTCGAGCGGCTGAACGCGATCAACCCGGAAGAACTCCTAGCCGCCGAGTCGGGAACCACGGATACCGAGCGTCGCCGGCACCGCGAGTTCGGCCAGTACAGGACACACGGCGAGTGGTTCCGCCTGGAGGGAAAACTCGCCGAGCACATCAAACGTCTGCGCCAGGTCGAGTGACCTGGCGAGACGAGCATTGGAGTGCAGCCGAGGTGGCCGCCTACCTGCGGGTCACCGTGGCGCATGTCTACCGCCTCGCCTCGCGCCGAGGTTGGCGGACCGTCCGAGTCACTGGCTACCCACAGGTGTACTACTCGATCGAGGATGTGCGCGCCACGCCGAGGCCAGAAGACAGGCAGGATACTTGACAGACCACCATCCGGGATGCGAGATTGCCTAGTGATTGTGGCGCAATGTGGCCACGGGATGGCCCGTTAAGTTGCCATCAATCTTGGCAACGGCAAGCCCCCTCGACCCGGACCGTCTGACGAACGGCCCGGGTCGATCTGTCTCCCGCGCACACCTCGGGTGTTCGGGTGAGGTGAACGATGCCCAAGCCCGGCCCACGGCAACGCGGCTACGACAACGCACACGACCGCGAACGCGCCAAGTGGCGACCCAAGGTCGAGGCCGGGCTTGTTGACTGCGCGCGGTGCAAGCGGCCCATCGAACCCGGCAGGCCGTGGGACCTGGGGCACAACGACGACCGGTCGGCATGGACTGGACCTGAGCACGCCTCGTGCAACCGCAGGGCGGGCGCCCTCGTGGCCAACGCACTGCGAGCGACAGGTGTGCGTACCTCGCGTAAGTGGTAGACCACATACAGCCTCGGGCTTGATCACCTGTCTGCCGGCTGTGCAACGAGGGCCGACCCAAGGACGGTAGTGACTACACCGGCCAGGTCACTCTGTGGGCCGAGGATCCCGACGTCGTGACCAAGCAGACGAGGGCGGCACCGCCGCCGCCGCGACCGACGTGCGACTGCGGTGCGCCGTTGCGCTGGGGGCGATGCTGGACTTGCCACCCACGGGCAGATGCAGCGCAACAGCGTTCGTCGACCTGGCCGTGTGCAGGCTGTGGCGCGACGCTCAAGCTCACAGGCCAACGTGGTCGACCGCGCAAGTACTGCCCTGAGTGCGTTGCTGGTCGCACGCGTCCCGAGCCATCCAAAGCCAAGCCTGTCCCGGCTGCCGTCCAGCCTCCCGGTAGGTGATCCTGTAGAGCGCAATGGGCGCTGCGCTGAGTGCCGGGTCGAGGTCAGTGAGAGTGACGCAGCGTGACTGTAGTGAGGGTGGCATAACTATGCATCCATGCATAGTCCGAGTCGCGTGTCGACCAATGCCCATGTCCGTTTAGGGACGCTATGATATTATTCGCCCGAAGGTCGGCGGACCCTGGGTGCCGTCCCCCACGCCTCTCCACTCAAGATCTATGTCACGCCATCCATTCATGCATGGCCAATGCATAATCGGAGGGCGCGGGCTTCACGCTCAGTGAGGGGGCCTGATGAGGGTCTCATGCGCGGCGTGCGGCAAACCGTTCGATGCTCAGCGGAAGACGGCCACATATTGCGGCCCGGCCTGCCGGAAGCGTAAGCAGCGCCGTGGCGCGGTCGAAGCGCTCCCGTCCCCGGTCGAGGTGCCATCCGGTTCGTTGGCGGACACGGTTCGGGACGAGCTCAGGTCGGCTGGCCAGCTGAACTCGGCGCTCGGCGCTCAGGCCGTACGGCTGGCAGAGCGGATGGAATCGCCGTTCGACACAGGTTCGGCGATTGCGGCGCTGAGCCGGGAGCTGCGCGCGGTGATGACCGAGGCACTCCAGGATGCGTCAAGGGCGGTCGATCCGCTCGACGAGCTCGCCCAGCGACGCCTACAGAAGGCCGCCGGTGCCTGATTCAGTGCAGCCGGCGCACCTGTGGATACCGCCGCGACTCGGCTCGTACGGCGACGAGGCGGTCGACCTCGCGCGCCTAGCCGGCCGGGAGTTGGACGCCGAGCAAGAGGTTGCCGTGGACGCGATGCTGTCCTATGGCCCCGGCGGTCGGTGGGCAGCCTTCGAGTCGGCCATCATCGAGGCCCGGCAGAACGGGAAAACGGGCGGCGTATTGCTGCCGGCAGTGCTGTTTGATCTGTTTTTATTGCCTCCGGACCGGATTGTTTGGACAGCGCACCTGTTCCGCACCGCCAGGGACGCGTTCAACGACTTCGATGGCATCATCGCCTCCACGCCGGACCTGTCGCGGCGGGTCAAGAAGATCTCCTACGCCAACGGCGAAGAGGCGATCGAGCTGCACTCCGGCGCGAAGTTGGAGTTCCTGGCCCGCTCAAAAGGCGGCGGCCGGGGCTTGGGTGGCAAGCGTCTGGTGATGGATGAGGCGCTGTACCTGCCGGCGGAGTCGATGGGCGCGCTGATTCCGACGCTGGCGGCCCGCTCGATGACCGGGGATCCGCAGATCAACTATGGGTCGAGCGCGGGCGTCCTCTCGTCTGACCACCTGCGGGCACTGCGGGACCGCGGTCGTGCCGGTGGCGATCCGTCGCTGGTGTGGATCGAGTTCTGCGCGCCCGGTAGCTGGGATGCCCCGCCGTGCCGGCTGGGTCCGGAGTGCCTGCACTCGGTCGGCATTGATGGCTGTGCGCTCGACGACGAGACGTTGTGGCCGCTGGCGAATCCTGCGCTCGGTCGCCGGATCACGTACGCGTATATCCGCAACGAGCGGCGGGCGCTGCCGCCGGATGAGTTCGGGCGTGAGCGGCTGGGTTGGTACGACGAGCCGGTCGGCACGGGCGCCTTCCCGCTTGAGGCGTGGGCCGAGTGCGGCGACCGGGAGTCTGCCCCGCCCGGGCGGCCCGTGTTCGCCATCGACGTTTCGCCTGGTTCTCGCTCGGCGGCGATCGTGGCGGCGATGTGGCGGCCGGATGGCTTGGCGCACGTTGAGGTCGTTGCCCACGGCCCGGGTATCGGCTGGGTGCCGGCGCGGTGTGTCGAACTGCGCGTCCACCGGCCCTTGGACTGGGTGCTCGACCCGGGCGGCCCGGCCGGAGCCCTGCTGCCGGACCTGCTGGGTGCGGGGATCGAGCCTCGACAGACGACCACACGGGACCTCGGTCAGGCGTGCGAGGCGTTCTCGTCGGCTGTCGTGGACCGCAACGTCAGGCATCTCGCGGATCCGCTGCTGGCTCGCGCGGTGGCCGGCGCCAGCCGGCGGGACATCGGAGATGGGCTGTGGGCGTTCTCGCGACGCAAGTCGCAGGCTGACATCTCGCCGCTCGTGGCCGCCGCCATCGCGCTGTGGGGGCTATCGATGGTGCCGCCGCCACCTCCGCCCGCCCCGCCGCCGATGGTGGATCTGGTCGCCTCGTCGGCACGGTCAGAGACAGGCGACCTGGCTACGGCCGGTTTCTGACTCCCTCGTCGCGGTACTTGGTGAGTGCTTCGCGGACGCGGTCCTCGCTCCAGTCGGCTGAGTCCCACCACTCGACGGCGTGCCAAATGTCGCTGAGTCGGCGGACTCGCACCTCGGCGCGGGTCTTCCACTGACGAAGCATGGTCAGCAACTCTTCCGTCTCGCGAGCGGCGTCTTCGGCGTAGCCGAGGCCGGCCAGCCGATCGGCCATGTCCCGAAGGTCCGACTCCTTGGTGAGTAGTTCGCCGAGGTCGTCGTAGCAGATCGAGCCCAGGTAGTTGTAGCTTCCACCGCTCATGTCTGGGGAGGGTACGCCGCCATGCCCGCTACCGCCCCGACGACGGAGATCGGCTACGTCCAGGCACCCAACTACAACTGGTGGCTGTACGACAACGAAACCACCCCGGAACTGGTGTGGCCGCAGTCGGTCTACGTCTACGACCAGATGCGCCGACAAGACGCCCAGGTCGGGTCGGTGCTGCGCGCGGTCACCGAGACGCTGCTGCGCACCCCGTGGCGCATCGACCCGGCCGGCGCCCGCGCCCGGGTGGTGAAGTTCGTCGCCGACGACCTCGGCCTGCCGGTTGTCGGGAAGAAGCCCTCCGCGCCGCCGCGGACGAAGGACCGGTTCTCGTGGTCGTCGCACTTGCGCGAGGCGCTGCTGATGCTCCCCATGGGGCACGCCTACTTCGAGCAGGTTTACCGGGTCACGCCCGACGGGTCGGCGGCGCATCTGCGCAAGCTCTCGTACCGGCCAGCGAAGACCATCGAGCGCATCGACGTGGCGCCCGACGGCGGACTCGTCGCGATCAAGCAGTACTGGACAGCGGTCGACCGGGAGCCGCAGCCCATTCCGGTGAATCACCTCGTCGCGTACATCCACGCCCGGGAGGGCGGCAACTGGCTGGGCACGTCAATTCTTCGGAATTGTTACAAGAACTGGCTACTGAAGGACCGCTTGCTGCGGGTCCAGGCGCAGACGATCGAGCGGAACGGGCTTGGCGTGCCGCTGTACAAGGACGCACCGGACGGCACGCCGGCGACCATGTCGGCTGGTTTGGCGATGGCGAAGGCGTGGCGCGCGGGTGAGGCCGCCGGGGCGGCGGTGTCACACGATGCGGACCTGCTGCTACGCGGCGTCGAGGGCACCCTGCCGGACGCCATGCCGGTCATCGAGTATCACGATTCGCAAATAGCCAGGGCCGTGCTCGCGCACTTCCTGAACCTCGGCCAGCAGACCGGCAGCTGGGCGCTCGGCACGACGTTCGCGGACTTCTTCACCATGTCGCTACAGACTCTCGCCGAGCAGATCCGCGACACCGCCACCCAGCACATCGTCGAGGACCTCGTCGACGTCAACTTCGGCGAGGATGAGCCGGCGCCGCGGCTGGTGTTCGACGAGATCGGTTCCCGCCAGGCCGCTACGGCGCAAGCGTTGAAGACGCTCGTCGACGCCGGGGTCATCCACCCTGACGAGGTGTTGGAGGAGTCGTCGCGGCAGCAGTACGGGTTGCCGCCGGCGGATCCGGCCACGGCTACCGCACCGCCGGCCGCGCCAGCCCCCACCCCGGAGCCGCCCACCCCGACCGGGGCGCAGTCGGTGGCGGCGAAGTTCAACCCGGCCGAGCCGCGTAACCCACACTCCGGGGAGTGGATCGGCACTGGCGGGGCGGCGCGTCTCCTGAAGCGGGTGGAGGACGTCGCGGTGCGCGACGAGGGCAAGGGCAACACGAAGCTTGAGTTCCCGGGCGGCCCGTCGTTCACGTTGTCCGGCAAGCAGACGACCCGGCTGTACGACGCGCTCAACAGCATGGACCTTGACCCTGGCGACCCGACCTCCAGCTATGAGCACCCGGTGGAGCGTCACACCTTCAAGCTGACCGACGGCCCGATGACGGTGACCGGGTGGGGCTCGTACGAGGACGGAACCGACACGGTCCGGGTCGAGCACGGCGGTAGCCACGTTGACTTCAAGGGTGACCTGGCCAGCGACCTGGCCGAGCACATTGCTAATGCCGCGCCCGACGAGGTTCAGGCCGCCGCTGGTGTCGATACCCACCCGGGCGGCGAACAGCTCAAGCACTACTGGGTGTACGGCGAGGGTGCGGCGAAGTGGTCGACCTGGACTGAGCTGTACCACCACCTGGTGAAGTACCTGAACCCGGAGATGGCCAAGCGCACGGCGGCCGAGTGGTTCCACGAAAGGTACCATTTCTGGCCCGGATCAGATCTGAACAGGGTCAAGCACGGCAAACCGCCGCGCGGCCACCGTGTAGGCCCCGGCTGACCTGATTTAGGTGGCCACGAACCGTACGGTGATTTCCCCGGTCAACGGGTCCTCGATGGAGTGCTCGATGGCGTGGCCGATCACCGGCCCGCTCCCGTTGACCTGCCGCTGAATGTCCCGCGCGATGCGGCCGATTCGGCGCGCCTGATTCTCTTCGGCCGGCGGCGGTAGATCCGGCATCTGGCGGCGTAGGTCTTCGTACTCGTCCACGCATCCCAGTATGCCTCCCCCCGAAAGGTGGTGCGTGGGCCGATGACGCACGCCGTGACCGCTGCCGCTGGCGACCCGAAGAAGCCTTACGGCGACGTGACCTACGCCGATCCCGGACATCAGCCGGATGGCAAGAAGCGGTACCCGTTGGACTCCGAGGAGCACTGCCGCGCCGCCTGGTCATACATATCGATGCCGAAGAACGCGGCCAAGTACACCGCCGACCAGCTCGCGAAGATCAAGGCGCGGATCAAGTCGGCCGGCAAGCGGTACGGCATCACCTTCGCCGACGAGGTGAAGGCCGCCGCCGGGTCGGATCTACTCGGTGTTGAGCTCGCTCGCCCTGGTTCTTGGAAAGTCGCATCGGGCAATGGCGACTTCACCGACGAGATGCTGCGTGACGCCGCGGACTTCTTCGCCGCGTCCGGTGGGCAGGCCGTGCCGGTGAAGCTGGGCCACGTCGACGACCGGTTCGACGGGGAGCCGTCGTTCGGGGCGGTCACGAACATCCGCTACCACCAGGACCATCGGGGCCCGGTGCTGCTCGGCGACATCACCGGGATGCCCGACTGGCTGGCCGCGTCGGCGCCTACCCGGTGGCCGAACCGGTCGATTGAGGGTTGGCAGGACTTCGAGTACCAGGGCCGCGAGTACTCCCTCGTCCTGTCCGGGTTGGTGTTCCTTGGTGCCACCCCGCCGGCTGTCCGCGACATCAAGTCCCTCGCCGACCTTCAGACCGCGTTGGCCGCGTCGTCGGCGCAGCGGGTGTTCGCGTCGGCCCCGCCGGATGACCCGGCAACCCCACCACATGCTCCCGCCCCGGAGGCGGAGGAACCGAGAGAAGGGACCGGCATGGATCCGGTAAAGATCCGAGAGGCGCTGGGTCTGTCGGCCGACGCCTCCGACGACGAGGTGAAGGCGGCCATGCTCACAGCGGCCGGCGCCACCCCGGATGAGACGTCTCCGCCCGAGCCCGAGCCCGCGCAGCCGGCACTGTTCGATGACACCGCCACCGCGAAGCCCGCGGTGGCGCCGAACAAGGAGCTGGTGCGCGCGTCCGGCGCGCCAGGCACGGTCGTGCTGGCGTCGTCGGTGTGGGAGGCGACGCAGGACACCATCAAGCGCCTGACCGCCTTCGTCGACAAGTCGCAGCGCGACGAGCGGGACCAGGTCATCGCGAAGGCCGTCAGCGACGGGAAGTTCACCCCGGCGCAGCGGCAGCATTTCGCGCGGCTGTGGGACGCGGACCCGAACGGTACCCGCTCGCTGATTGACAACCTGACGAAGAACTCGGCGCTTGCGGTGATGGCGTCGGGCTACGTCGGCGACGGCGAAGAGGTCGACGACGAGCTCGACCGCGAGATCGCCCGACTGTCCCCGCCCACCGCCGTGCGCAAGGGGGTCTGAGCCATGGCCGACTACACCCCCGTCTACACCGGCGGAGCTGTTCCGTTCACGAAGACGACGTCTGCGGCCGTCACCGGCGGCACGATCGCCATCGCCTCCGGGGTCGGTACCGCCGGCGTCGGCACGGCAGCGGCGGCAACGGTGATCGGCGTGTTCGCGCATGACGCGGCGTCCGGCGCGAAGGTCTCAATCTGGCCGCTGGCCAATGTGGAACACGAGATCGTGTGCGCGAACGGCATCACCGCCGCCGGCGGCGTGCAGGCCGCGGCGACGGGTCAGGTCGACCCGGCCACGTCGAGCATCGCCGCGGCAGCCGCACTCGGCACGCTCATCGGCATCGCCACGACCACGGCGACGTCGACCAACAAGGTCCGCTTCATCGGACGCACCTGATGGCCAGTCCTGTTGGTGGTACCTGGCGCAGTTACAACACGGGCCCCGAGTGGGGCCACATCATCCGGCGGGTCACGGTGCTTCAGGCCGGCGTGGAGAGCCACGAATCGTCGTACGAACCGACGAACTTCGCCACGCTCACCGAGAAGTTGCAGGACGCGATCGACGCTCTCAATGCCGCTGCGACCGCCGACCAGGCCGGCGCCAACAGCGGTTATCCGCTCTAACTCTCCCGAGAGGAGATAGGCCATGCCTTACGCATACCCGGCGGCGGCGCCCACCCTTTCGGGCGACCTGCTCACCATCAGCCGGTTCCTTTCGGACCCGGTCCGGATCCAGCGTCGCCTGCGCGACGCTACCGACCTGCGTTTCGTGTCGGACCAGTTGCTCAAGGACCGCCAGCGGGCCAGTGGCGGTGCGGCTCTTTACGACATGACCGAGCCGTTCATCTCCGACCGTCCGGTCGAGGCTGTGTCGGCTGGGTCGGAGTACCCGTATGCCAACCTGGGCACCGGTACCGCCGGCCTCGCCGCGATCTCCAAGTGGGGCCAGAAGGCGCTGCTGACCGACGAGGAGATCACCCGCAAGTCGTGGCCGATGTCGGCCGTGGACCGGGCGCTGACGAAGGTCGTCACTACCGTCATCAAGCAGGTGGATACGGTCTCCATGGCCGCCATCGGCACCGCGATCACCGCCGAGGTCGGCACCGCTGGCCGCTGGGACGACATTCCGGCGAACCGCAAGCCGCTGGACGACATCCTCCTCGCCATCCAGGCGATCGAGGATCTCAACCTGGGCTACCACGCCGATACCCTGGTGGTGTCGCCGAAGGCGTACACGTACCTGATGCTCAACGACGCGATCGCGCAGCTGCGCAAGCGGGAGACGTCCGACAACCCCGTCTACACCGGCATGATCGAGACGGTGGCGAACCTGACCGTCATCAAGACCCCAAACCTGCCGGTCGTCACCAGGGCGTGGGTGCTGGACTCCACCCAACTTGGCGGTATGGCCGACGAGGCGACGGCCGCGCCCGGCTATGCCCAGTTCGGCGGTCTGGCGGGCGTTGAGGTCAAGTCGATCCGCAAGGAAGGCCAGGACGCGTGGGACTTGCAGGCACGCCGCCTGACGGTTCCGTTCGTACAGGAGCCGGGCGCCGGATACGAGATCACCGGTGTGGTGCTGTGATGCTGCCATTCGTCTCACTCAACGCAGCCACCACTACTGGGGCAGGCACGTCTCGGGACATGGAGGGTCTGTATCGGTACGTCACCATGGCCATGTCGGCAACCGGAAGCCCGTCCACCGTCAACATTGACCTGGAAGGGTCGCACGACGGGACCAACTGGGTCGTTCTCGCCGGTGCCGCCCTCAGCCAGGGCGCTGTGTCCGTCAACGCCCATCTGATTCGGTACGTCCGGGCGAACCTCAAGACCCTGACTGGTGGCAGTTCGCCCACCGTAACGGCAACTATCGCCTCCGTTGGCGTGAGGGGGGACTAATGCCCGTCATCTCCAGCGCGATCCTGCGCAACGCCAACCATCTGCACGAGGGGTTCGAGCACATCTTCGCCGGTTGCACTGCATCGGCCACCATCACCGCCGACCAACTGCTCGAGGTTTCCGGGTCGGGCACGCTCGGTCCAGCCGGTGCCAACTCGGCCTCGGTCGTCGGTATCGCTCTCGCCGGCGCCGCTTCGACAGCACCGGTCAAGGCACTCATGTTCGGACCGGTCATCACCGTCATCAACAGCGGTGGGGTGACGGCAGGCCAGAAACTTTTTGCCGCTGCGGCGGGTCAGGTCGGACCGTTTGTTGCCCAGACCTTCGAGAAGATCATCGGGACGGCGCTGGACACCGCGACAACCGGTAACCCGGTACGGATGGTGATGCACACGTGAACACGCGTCGAGCAAGAGTGACTGTGGCGTATGCGACCGTGAAGGTTCTCGATCCGATCAGCGGAAAGTGGACCGTCCTTGGTTTCTACCAGGGCGCCATTCTCCCCGACTCGGCTGACCCGGACAACGTGGCCAACCTGGTGCGCAGGGAGTACGCCGAGTGGGTCGACGACGAGCCGGTCGTCCAGCCGGAGGAGCCGGTTGCCGAGTCTGGGGAGCCGCCCAGGCGTCCGCACGGCAACGCGGGTAAGGCCGCGTGGGTGGAGTACGCGGTCGCGCGGCGGGATGAGGGTGTGTCCGAGGACGACGCCCGCGCGGTCGCCGAGCAGATGACGAAGGAAGACCTCGTCGCCGAGTACGGGGGCTGAGTAGGTCATGGCGGATCTCTTCACGGACACTGAGCTTCAGCTGTACGTGAAGGAGACGATCGACCCCGCCACGATCGCGGTGGTGCGGCGGACCGCATACGGCTGGCTGAAGGACGCGACCGGGCTGGCCGACTGGCCCAGCCCGGTCGCGGACAACCTGTATTCGTGGGGCCTGGAACTCACCGCAATCGCCTACCGCAATCCAACCTCAACCGCGTCCGAGGGTGTCGACGACTACCAGGTGACGTGGGACCGGGCCCGTCGTCGGGACATCCTCAACGCCGCCCGTATCGCCTATTCCAGCGCCGGGCAGCCGCAGTACGCATTCCCCGATCCTGACTGGCACTGGACCGTCGTGCCGACCGTGCCGACCGCTTAAGGACGCCCGCGATGTCGTACACCCCGCAGACGTGGGTTGATGGCGCAGCCGGGGCGACGCCGGTATCGGCGGCCCGCCTCGGTTACATGGAGACGGGCATCCAGGGTGCTCACGCACTCGTGCAGTCCCTCGACGACGCGGTCATGCAGCCGGCCGACATCGGCTTGGTCGGGTGGACCGGCGACCCCCGCGTGTTCACCTCCAACGTCACTTTCACGCAGGGGATTGAGCATTTCGTGCGGGTGTGGGTGCCCGCCGCGGTGCCGTCGCTGTCCAGGGTGGTGTACGGGTCGGCGACGACCGGTTCGACGATCAGCGCCGGGTTCATCGTGTTGCGGGACGCGACCGGCCTCCAGTTGGCGCAGTGGCCGGACCAGGCAACCAACTTCACCACCGTCACGGGCCGGATCATCGCGACGTTGGCGGCGCCGCTGACCAACGTGGCGGCCGGCACCTACTACGTGGGGATCATGTTCCGGGGTACGACATCCCCGGCGTTGTACCGGTCGGGGCAGACCGGCGGGTTGACCGCGGGCGCGCTGTCGGTGGGCCCGTACCCGAACGGCGACATCGGCTTGACGTCGGACACCACCTTGCCGCCGACCCGCGACCTCACGACGATGACGTCGAACACGCAGCCGTTCTGGGTGGGGCTGGCGGCTTGACCTTGACCCTGACCCTGACCCTGTACCCGGGTTCGGGTGTCTACCCGGGCGCCACCCTGTTCCCGGGGTTCAACGTCCAGGCGGCGTCTGGCGCACGGCAGGTCACACTGTTGGGCCGGGCCGCGGCTGAGCGGCTGATGGGCGACGCGTGCACGGTGCGGCACCGCACCAGTTCGACGGTGGACAGCGAGACGGGCGTCATCACGCCGACCCTCGCGGTTGTCTACAGCGGCCCGTGCAAAATCCAGCAGTCGGCGCCGGCGGCGAACCCGTCGCAGGTCGGCGAGGCCGCCGTGTTCATCGGCCAGCTGACGCTGCACCTGCCGGTCACAGGCGACACGGCGGCGGTCGCGCCGGACGACCTGGTGACGATCACGTCTTGCTTGCTTGACGCAAGTCTGGTCGGGAAGACGTTCAGATTGAGAGGGCCGGCGCACAAGTCGTACGCCACCGCCCGCCGCTTCCTGATGGTCGAGACGAGCGGCTGATGGGCGCCAAGTCCGAGGGCCTGAAGGAACTCGCCGCCGACTTGCAGCGTGCCGCCGATGAGGTGGAGGAACGCGGGAAGAAGATCGTCGGGCAGGGCTGCCTCAATGTGAAGAGGCAGGCTCAGCGGATCATCCGCGCGGCGTCCCATCGTGGCTACCTGCCGCACTACCCGAGGTCGATCAGCTACGACGTGCGCTCCGGCGCTGGTGGCATCGTCGGTGAGGTCGGCCCGGACCGGGCGAAGCTGCAAGGCGGGCTCGGCCGGCTGCTGGAGTACGGCAGCCAGAACAACGCTCCGATTCCGCACTTGTCCCCGGCGCTGGACGCCGAGGTGCCGCGCTTCGAGCGCTACGTGGCGGAGTTGGGTGCGTCGCTGATCGCCGGGGAGAAGCCGCCCGAAGGTGGCCCGGTGACGGACCCGGGCTAGATGCCCAGTGCCTCACCCGCGCGCTGGATGCGGTCGTGGTAGGCGCGGTTGCGCTTGCTCGCGTGTTCGCTGATTCGGTAACGATGCCCCGGGAAGACCTCGGCTTGGTCGGCGATGCCCAGGCGGACCAACTTCAGTGCGTGCGCGCGGGCTGTCCTCGGCGCTACGCCGGTCGTTTCAGCGATCTCTCGGGTGGTGACCCACCCGCCTTCGGCGAGCACGCGGTAGACGAGGACTTCGTGCCGGCTGATCTCGTTGCGTTCCATTGCCTCATCATACCCGGCCATGCCGCGTCGTGCCGCACTAAGCCGCGCGGGGAGGTCCAATGACTGACGGCCTAGATCAATCCTTGGTCGCCGCCGGTATCGCGCTGCTGCGAGCCGACACGTCGCTGGTGGTCTTCCCTGGTGGCGTGCCGAACCTGACCCCGGCCGCCGCGCCGCCGTACGTCGTGGTCTACGCCACGGTCGAGTGGCCCACCGGTACCACCGACGCCCTCGACGGCCTGGCCGGTTCGCCGACCGCGAGATGGATCGCTGTGTGCGTTGGCGGCGGAGTGTCCGGCGCGACACCGGAGGACGCCGAGGTCGCCGCCCGCGCCGTCGCGCAGCGGGTCCGGACCGCGTTGCTGAACAAGCGTCTCGTCGTCGCCGGCCTGAACCTGGGGCTGATCCGGCAGGAGCAAGGCGCCGGGGTACCGACCCGCACCGACACGACCGGCGATCCCGTCATGGAACTGATCGTGGTCTACCGCACCCTCGCCACCACCTGATTTCGCCGCCGCCGCGCGGCTTCCTTGTGTCCACTTAGGAGGTTCGCCGGATGACGCTTCAGGCCACCCAATCCGTCGCCATACCCAGCAGCGGCGCCTTCACAACGCCGACCCCGCTGACCCCGGCGGCGACCGACACGTTCGCCGACAGCAGTTTCGGCCCCAACGGCATACAGCTACTGATCATCACCACGGGCACGTCGACCGACGTGACGGTCCTCGACCCGGGGCTGACGCCGGGCCTGGGTTACGCCGGAACCGTGCCGACGCTGACCGGTACGGCAACCGGCCATCGGGCGGTGTTCGTCCCCCGCTCAGCCGTCAACCCGGCGACCGGGGTCGCGTCGATCACCTTCAGCGGCGCCCGGACGGGCGTCACCTACTACGCCTTCAAGGTCTGAGCCGATGAGCAACTTCGCCGTGGTCCGGCATCCGGACATCGCAACCCCGGGCATCGTTCCCGCCGCCGCCCTCGAACACCAGCGGGCCAGGGGATGGGTCCGCATCTCCGACCTTCGCAACGAACCCGCCGACTTCCACCTACCCGACTTCGCCGACGTGTTCGACGACCTCGACGCCGAACCCGAACCCGAACCGAAGGCCGCCAAGAAGGCCGCGACGACCAAGGAGAGCAGCGAATGAGCGTCGTCATCATCGACGGCCGGGTGAGGGTGTACTGGCTGACGGCCTGCTCGAACATCGCGGCGCCCACCACGGCCGAGCTGAACGCCGGCACCGACCTGACCACCTACATCAACCCCGACGGCCTGGACATCGGGATGGACACCGGCAAGGTCGACGTCGGGAACGTGGGCTCCACCTACACCCTGAACCGGGTGGGCCGGCGGGTGCCGACGATCTCGCTGACGTGTCACCACGACGCGACGTCCGGCTCCACCGACCCGGCGTGGAACCTGCTCCTCTACCGAGCGGTCGGGTTCCTCGCCGTCCGGGAGGGTGTGCTGACGGCCACGGCGTGGACGACGGGGCAGGGGGCGGGGGGCACCACGGGCTCCCTGCGGATGTTCCCCGTGGAGTGCGGCGAGTACACCGGGTCGAAGCCGGCGCCTGACACGTCGTGGGACTTCACGGTGCCGCTGACGGTCTATCTCGACCCGAACCAGCGTGCCGTCGTCGCCTGATTCGTGCCCGGCCCCGCCGCTTGGGATGGCCAGCGGGGCCGGCCACCAAGCCATCCTGGCCATCCCCGAAGGAGCATCATGAGCCGCTGCTGTGACGACGTGGCCCTGCACTGCCACGACGGCCTGACGTACAAGGACGGGTACCGATACGAGTGGAGATGCCGCTTCGAGTGGCGCGCGCCGCGTGCCGTGGTCGTGCACACCGCCGACCGCTGCTCGTGGGTGAAGCTCAACCGCTACCCGGGGGTTGTCATCGGCGCGGTGCTGAAGCTCGGCCCCCGGCGCGGCCTGTCGATCCTGTGGGGTCGGCCCGGTAAGACGTACGAGGTGCCGGCATGACCTTCGACATCGAGTCCATCATCGACGAGGCGGAGCCGGCGCAGACCACCGTCACCATCTGCGTCAAGGGCAGCCTGAAGTCCGAGTACGAGCGGCTTGAGGCGCAACTGGGTGACATGAGCCAGGCCCCCGTCAACCTGGCCGGCGACCGACCCGGCGCGGACACCGCCGACCGGATGGTCGAGCTGCGCGAGCAGATGAAGGCCTACGAGCGGCCGTTCGTGTTCCGCGCGGTCACCCCCCGGCGGGCGTGGCGCAACCTTCAAGCCAAGCGGCCGGTGAAGGCGCCGGAGATGGATGACGAGGCGTACGCCGACCTGTACCACCCGTGGGTGTGCTCGATCGTCGCCGCGTCGGCGCTGGACCCGGCGATGAAGCCCGAACAGGTGCAGCGGCTAGCCGACAAGCTGTCCGACGGGGATTGGAGCAAGCTGGCCCAGGCTGCGTGGAAGGTCAACGACTCCTCGTCCGAGATCCCTTTCTCCGTCGCCGCCTCCGTGCTGTCCCGGAGCTCCGGCGCGAGGTCGAGGCAGCCCGAGCCGTCGGCGAACCCCGATCACGGCTCCTTGGCCGGGAGCCCCGAACCTTCACCGAGCACGAGCACGACGCCGCCGGTCGACTGATCCGGTCGGTCACCACGGCCGAGCCGCTGTGGACGGACGAGGACCGCAACCTACTCCTAGCCCTGCTCGAAGAGGAAGCGGCCGAGTGCAAGGAATGCGGCAACCCCCGGGACGTGTCCCACGACCGCAAGACACAGGGCACGTGGCAGGTCCACACATCCAGGTGTGAGGCCTGCCGGGTCCTGGAGGCCCAGGTCCAGAACGACCCCGCCGAATCGAGGCCACCCCGTGGCATGAAGTACGCGGTCACCCGCGCGACCTGAGCGGAGGTGTAGATCTTGGTAGATAGAAAAGCATCTGTTTCCCTTGAGCTGAAGGCCACCGCGTTCAAGGCTGAGGCGACCGCCGCCGAGGCGAAGGTCGACGCGCTGGACCGCAAGGTCGACAAGCTCGACCGGTCCATCACGAAGATCCCGCCGGACGCGGCGAAGGCCGCCGCGGCGATGAAACTGATGGGCGACGACGCGGGGCGCTCGGCGCTGAAGCTGGAGGACCTGGGCAAGTCGTCGACCAGCATGGGTCTGATCGACCAGCGGATCATGCACACCCGCGGTGAGCTGAAGCGCCTGTCGGAGGAGTTCGACCGCACCGGCAACGTCAGCGTGCTTCAGAAGCTGTTCAAGTCCGGCGATGAGCTCAAGGACCTGGAGGGGCTGCGTAAGCGGCTGGTGTCGTGGGCCGGGGACGCCGGGCAGCAAGGCGGTCAGAGCTTCTTCAAGTCGTTCGCGGCGTCGTTCGAGGGCGCCGGCCAGTACATGATCCCCGGCCTGATCGCGGCCGGTATCGCCGTCTCACCGCTGATCGGCGCCGCGATCAACGCGGCGCTGCTGTCCGGGGTCGGGCTGGGCGGGGTGGCGCTGGGCATCGTCGGGCAGATCCACGACCCGCGCGTACAGGCCGCGGCCGGGGACTTCGCCCACCGGTTCGGCGCCGAACTGCGTCACGACACCGCCGCGTTCGCCGATCCCATCATCGCCGGGCTCGCCACGATCGGTGATGCCTTGCGTCGGGCGTTGTCGTCGACTGATTTCGCTGGGCTGGCGCAGACGGTGGGTCCGCTGGCTCGCGGTATCGCCGGGCTGGTCGAGGAGATGGGCCCCGGCATGTCCGAGGCGCTGCGCGCCGCCCGGCCGCTGCTGATCGAGTTGGCTCATCTGCTGCCCGGGATCGGTCAGGCGCTGACGTTCATGTTCCACCAGATGGCCGCCTCGGCGGAGGGTACCCGGGAGGGGCTGCGTACCCTCATCTTCCTGATCATGGGGATTCTCGGGGCGATCGGCCTACTGCTGCGGGTGCTGGCGACGGGCTATGAATGGTTCATCAAGATCGGAACCGCGGCCTCGGACGCGGCGCGCAAGCTCGGCGACTGGGTCCTCGTGATCCCCGTTATCGGCCAGGTGGTCTGGCTGCTCGGCAAGACGCATGAAGCGTTCGCGGCGATCGGCGCCGACGACAAGGGCGTCGACCAGCTCGGCCGGTCCCTGAGGGGCACCAGCGACGCGGTCAGTGGACTGACCCGTGAGGTCGACAACCAGAAACGCGCCGTCGACGGTCTGACCTCCGCGTGGGATAAGTGGTTCGGCGTGTCGATAGGCGTGGATCAGGCAACCCTGCAATACAACCAGGATCTGACCCGACTGTCGGAGTCGATCCAGCAGAACCGGCGCCACTGGGAACTCAATACCAAGGCCGGCCAAGACAATTACGGGGCGCTGTTGCAGGCTATCCAGGGGGCGCATGATCTGCGGCAGGCCCAGATTGACTCCGGGATCTCGTCGGACCAGGCGAACAGAACCTACCAGCAGTCGATTGACCTGCTACTGGCCATGGCCGCGAAGGCTGGGCTTTCGGCGAGCCAGGTCCAGTCCCTGAGGTCGCAGGTCGGTGGATTGAGGGACAGCCTGGCCAGCCTGCCGCCGGCCGTCGCGACGCCGGTCACCGCCCCCGGGTTGGATGCGGCGGCCAGCAGGGCGAATTCGTTCCGGGATACGCTCGACAACCTGGCCAACAGGCGCATCCAGACCTACATCGACGTCAACATCCGCAATATCACCTCGTCGGCGACCTACGGGCATGGTAGTCAGGGCCTCGCTGGCGCCCTGAACCGCTGGGGCGGCATCTACCAGCACGCCGCCGAGGGCCTGCTGTCGGCGAAGGTGTACTCCCCGATGGGCCCGGCGCGGTACGCGTTCGCTGAGCCGGGTACCGGCGGGGAGGCGTTCGTGCCGCGCTTCGGCGACTACGCCCGGTCGATGGGCATCCTCGACCAGGCCGCTCGCTGGTACGGCGCCCGGGTCACCCCCGGCGGTGGCGGGGCGATCGCGGTGACGGTGCAGGTGAGCAGCCGCGGTGTCGCCCCGTTCGACCGCGCACTGTCGGCCGCGGTCCACGAAGGACTACGCACCGGAAAGATCAAGATCTTCGCGAGCATGGTCCGGTCGTAGGGATGGCCACCCCGATCATCACGAAGGCGGAGGTCGCCTGGGGTGCGGACCTGGCCGCCGCACCCGGCACGTGGACGTGGACGGACATCACCACGGATGTGCGGCCCGAGTCCGGCGCGTCGATCCGGGTCGGCCGCGGCGACGAGGACCAGGAAACCTCCACCACCGAGTCCACGTTCGCGGTCAACGACCCGCTCGGCAAGTTCATCCCCCGTAACCCGCTGGGCCCGAACTGGCCGTACGTGCGGCAGAACACCCCGTTCCGGTTGAGTTTCGCGTCCGGGGTGCGGACCATCGTCTACGCCGACTCGTACGCCCCGTCGTGGGACGAGTCGCTGACCAACCCCGTCGTGACCATCTCCGCGTCGGGCATCATGCGTCGCCTGGACCATCCCGGCGGCAACCCCCATTCGGCGATCTTCAACGGCGTCACCAAGTACACGCCCACGCCGCTGCTGTACCTGCCTCTGGAAGACGCCGACGGGGCAACGGTGGCCGCATCCGGGATTGTGGGCGGAATCACCGGCACGGTCACCGGAACCGTCAAGTTCGGCGAGCACACATCCGTGCCCGTCGGCACGGCGCCGCTACCCGATTTCAGTAGCGGCGGGCAGATCTCGGCCAATATTCCGCCACCCGAGGTCAGCATCGACAACACGTGGACGATGGAATGCGCGTTCGCCGGCCCGTCGACGGTCCCGGCGGCAGACATCGCGGTGATGCGGTGGTTCACCTACAACCTCGGACACATTCCGGGCGGATCGTTCACCCTCGTGGCCGGGTTTTCGCCGCCCCGGATCTACGTATCGGGTGGACCTAGCCTGTCCTTCAATGTGGCGGACCTGTTCGACGGAAACATGTGGCACGTGCGGGTGGTGGCCGACCAGCCCGGCGGGGCCGGCACCACCACATGGACGCTGTACCTCGACGACGTGGCCGTGGCCACCAACACCAGTGGCTCGTCACCCGGAATCCGGCCCGGCGGGGTGCTGCTCAACAACGGTTCCACCGACGGCTACACCGACAACATCGTATCGATTGGGCACGTCGCGGCCTACTCCGGCGCGCTGGTGGCCGGCGGGTTCCGCAACAGGGACCACGGCCGGGCGTTGCAGGGCTACCCGGGGGAGCCGGTCAGTGACCGGGTCGCCGCGGTGTGCGCCGAGAACGGCATCCCGGTCACCATCAGCGGCAGCTCCAGCACCACGATGGGGCCGCAGCCGATCGGCACGCCGCTGAACCTGTTGCGGCTGTGCGAGACCGCGGACATCGGGATCCTGTCCGACGGTGCCACCAACGGCGGCCTGACCTACCTGGCCCGCGGCGGCCGCTACAACCTGACCCCGGCGTTCGTCCTCAGCACCGCGACGCTGTCCCCCCCGTTCCGGCCGGTCGAGGATGACCAGCGGCGCCGCAACGATTGGACCATCTCCCGCAGAGGCGGTAGCCAGGCGGAGGTCGTCGACACCGCCGGGCCGGAAGGCTCAGCCACGGTCGGCCTATACGACGACTCTAAGTCGATCAACGTGGCTACCGATGGGGAGTTGGGCGACCAGGCGGCGTGGCGGGTGCGCATGGGCACCGTCGAGCAGATGCGCTACCCGAGCGTGGTGTTGAACCTGCGCGCCCACCCGGAGCTGGCGGCGGCGTGGCAGGCCGCCGCCGTCGGGGCCCGGTTCACCATGAACGGCCTGCCGTCGCAGCACGGCCCAGGCGATGTGGATCAGGTCATTGAGGGGTGGGCGGAGTTCTGCGACGGGTTCGAATGGCTGATCGCGGTCAACGCCGGCCCGTACGACCCGTGGCGGGTCAACAAAATCGGCGACGCCGCGTTGGGCCGGCTGGACACCGGCGGATCAGCGCTGGCCCAGGCCGCCGCACCGGGTGCCACGTCGTTGACGGTGGCAACCTCGCTCGACCCGGTGTGGACGACCACGGCCGTGTTCGGCGCGGACTTCCCGTTCGACGTGAGCATCTCCGGTATCCAGGTGGCGGTGTCCGCGATCGCCAGCGCGGCGTTGGACGCTTTCGGGCGGACGGTGTCGAACGGCTGGGGTAGCGCCGACTCCGGCCAGGCGTACACGACCAGCGGCGGGGCCGCCTCCGACTTCTCCGTCGGCTCCGGCACCGGCAAGCAGGCCGCGAACTCCGTCAACGTGTTCCGCAGTTCGGCGCTGGACATCGGATCCACCGACTTCGACTACACGGTCGATCTCAACCTGTCGGTGAACTCCGCGTCCGGCGCCACGATCACCACCTGGCTTACCGGCCGCTACAGCGACGCCAACAACTACTACGTGGCCAGGGTCGACCTGTCCACCGCCGCGAACATGAGCATCATGCTCGCCAAGCGGGTCTCCGGCACCCTGACCACGATTGTGTCGAACGTGACGGTCGGCGCGAACACGTCGGCCACCACGTGGCGGGTCAGGTTCCGGGGCGTCGGCGATGCCCTGTCGGCGAAGTTGTGGGTCCCAGCGTCCGCGGCGGAGCCGGCGGGTTGGACGGTGGCTGGTTCCGGCGGCGGGTCGCTGAGTACCGGCACGCAGGTCGCGTTGCTGTCGCGGTTGGAGACCGGCAACACCAACACGTTGCCGGTCACCTTCTCGTTTGACAACTTGGCGGTCACCAACCCGCAGAAGTTCACTGTGTCCGGGGTGGCCAAGGCCTTGACGGCCGGCGCCGCCGTCAAGCTTTGGAAGCCGGGGGTTATCGCGCTGTGACCACGTTCCCGAACCTGCCCGCGGGGCATGTGACGACCGCGGCGGAGATGGCCCTCATCACCCCGGCCGGGATGCAACGGTCCATCCCGCTGCGGGGCGTCAATGTCACCAATACGGGCAGCCCAATCGCCACCACCAGCGGCACCACGGAGCTGGACCTGGCGAAGTACGCGCTGACCGGCCTGACGCTGGTCACGGGCAGGTACTACCTGGCGCGGTATTCGATCACGTTCACGAAGACGGTTGGTAGTGATGTCTACGGTTTCAAACTGCGCGCCAACACAGCCGTCTCAGGTACCCAGATCAGCGCCCCGGGCAGCGACCCGACCGACGCTCTCACCGTCGGAGACCGGGAGGTCCGGTGCATCTTCAAGGGCGACGCGTCCTACACGTCGCTCTACTTCTCCGTGACCCGCACCGGCGGCACCGGAACGTTTTCGTACTACGGGGCGTTTTCCGCATCGCTGATGCGGACGTGGGGTGCGCTGTATGACCTCGGCGACTCCGACAACTGGAGCGACGTCGCATGACGATCTTTCTCTGGGACACCAGCCATTATGATGGCCCGTTGACGTCGGCGATCATGAAGAGAGCGAAGGTCGAGGGCATTGTTGGCGTGACGGCGAAGATCGGGGAGGGTTCCACCTACGACGATCCAGGTGACGCGGCCGCCCTAGCCGCCGCCCGCGACGCCGGGGTCGAGTTCGTCGGCGGCTACTTCGTACCGCGTTCCACCTCGCCGGTGTCGGCGCAGGTCGATGCCTGCATCCGCCTGGCTGACCGGGACGAGCCGTGGTGGCGCACCTTCCCCGGCTGGTTCTGGCAAGTCGATTTGGAGCGGTGGCCGACCGACAGTGTGCCGGCGTCGGTGGGCATCGACTTCGCCAAGCAGCTGCGCGCACGGACCGGCCGGTGGACGATCCTGTACGCCAGCAAGGGCCAGTACGGCGACGGGCTGACCGCGTGGGATGGGCCGTTGTGGAATGCCAACTACGGCTCCAACCCGATCGGCGACTTCCATGCCGTCTACCCGGGCGACACCTCGCCGCGCTGGGGCGCCTACTCGGGCAAGGTGCCGACGTTCCTGCAATACAGCTCCAACGCGACCATCGCCGGTCTGACGACGTGCGACGCCAATGCCTACCGCGGCGGCGTCGACCAGCTCCGGGCACTGATCCAAGGTGCGGCCGAGGCCGCGACCACACGAGGAGACCGCATGATCGTCATGGCGCATGAGCGTGGCAGCAACGTCGACTGGGCTGGTGACGGCGTGTTCCGCTACCAGGTGCCGGACTCCGCGCACCGAGCCAACCTGCTGGTGGTGATGGGCTTGCAGGGCGACCCGAACCCGTCCAGCGTCGAGTTCAACCCGGGCACCCTGGACGCGCTGGGCCCGGTCGTGGTGTCGGCGAGCTCGGGTGTGCCCACTGTGGGCGGCGAGGGCGTGGTGGTGCTGTCGGACGCGCAACTCGCGGCCATCGCCGCGCAGGTGACCTCGGCGCATGACGCGTTGACCGACGCCGACAAGCCAACCATCGTGGACGCGGTGAAGTCCGCCCTGCGTACCGGCACCGGCTGAGGCGCAGGCGTGCGTGAAGATCACCGTTCTGCTGCTGCGGGACGTGGCGACGCTCGCGCTCGGCAGCGGCGGAATGATCCACGAACTGTTCGTCGTGGACCAGCCGAACCCCGTCCGGGTGTCGGTGTCCATCGGGCTGCTGCTGGGCCCGACAGCGCTGTACGCGGCGTGGCGGCTGCGCAATCCGGAGCCGAGCACGCCTACCGCCGCTGGGCAGCCGCCCTCTCCCTCGCCGTCGTCGTCGCCTGGCTCGTGATCTGGGTGGCGGTGAAGGGATGAAGACCATCGGGAGTGTCCACATGATCAAGTCGGTGGCTGTCGACTTCGACGGTGTCATTCATACGTACGAGCGCGGCTGGCACGACGGCACGATCTACGGCGACTTCGTGCCCGGCGCGATCGTGGGTCTGAGCCAACTCATGCAGCGGTACGCGGTGTTCGTGCACACGACCCGCAAGGCGAGGGACGTCGCGCACTGGATCGAGGACCGTTCCGGTCATGGCATCGAATGTACGACCCACGTGCCGTGGTCGGGCTTCTGGAACAAGCAGGGCTACCTGCTGGTGACGAACCGGAAGCTGCCGGCCGTGGCCTACATCGACGACCGGGCGATCCGGTTCGAGACGTGGCCGCAGGCGCTGGACGACCTGAAGGCCAGAGAACGGTGAAGGGGTGAAGGCGACCGAGACGCTGTACCAGAACGATTGGCTGTCGCTGCGAATCGTGCGGGAGCCGGCCGTCGGCGTGAACGGCTACGTCTACTCCCACGAGTCCCGCTGTCAGGGCCGCATCGTTGCCGTGCTGCCGTTCCGTGACGTTCCCGGTGGGCGTGAGTACCTGCTGAAGTCCGAGATGACGCCGTGCTGGTCGTTCGATCAGGTTGTCTCGTCGATCACGGGCGGCTACGAAGGTGGCGACGTCGAGGACGACGCCGTGCGGGAGATGCTTGAGGAAACCGGCTACGCGATCAAGCGCGATGAGTTGATCCCGCTGGGCGAGAGCTACGCGAGCAAGTCCTCAGACACCGTGTATTCGCTGTTTTCCGTCGACCTGACCGGGCGAGAGCAGGGAGAGGCGATCGGCGACGGTACGCGGCTCGAATCGGAGAGCCTTGCCTTGTGGCTGTCGGCGGATGCGCTGGCTTCCATCTGGGACCCGCAGGTATCCGTGATGTACGTGAGGCTCTCGGCGGTGAAGGGATGATGGCGAGATGGGTGCGCGTCTTCACCCCGACCGGCGCAGTCCGGGCGTGGGCGTCGATCCTGATGGTGATCCTCGGCTTCGGCCTGGCACTCGGGTTGACCATCGGCTACGTGGCGAAGACCCGCCGCATCGACGACCAGCGCTGGTGCGCACTGCTGGGCGTGCTCATGACGCCTCAACCGACATCCCCGCCGCAGACGCCGCAGGAAGCGCGTGGCCGCCAGATCACCGACGCGATTCGCAGGCTGTACCACGAACTGGGCTGCGACTAGTTCGCTTCATCAATCACTCATCGGAGGTCAACATGGGTCAGTGGGTCATGCACATCGAGGGTCACGGCATCCACGACAATGGCCGTCCCGACGACGCCGACGTGATGCTGAAGGAGTTCGTCGAGAAGCTGGGCCAGCACCATTCGGTCGGCGCCGTGACGTTCACCGTCGGCGCGACCCGCGAGTTGGTGCACCCGAGCAAGCCCGACGAGGGCATGCCGGCGTACGACGACGCGGCACTGCCGAACGAGCGCGTCTATCGGCACACCACGCACTGATGGTCACCGACGACGGCAAGATGCACCAGGAGGCGCCCTATCCCGAGGTGCTGGCCAAGCTGGTCAACCAGCTGCGATACAAGCCGGGGTGGCAGTTCTACCTCGGCGACCTGGACCGCGGCCAGGGCAGCAAGGGCCTGACGCTGATCATCACCGCCCGGGTGGCCGACAGCCGGCACCGTGACCAGAGCATCGCGGTAGCGCACTACATGATCGTGCCGGCGGCCGCCTACGACCGGCGCTCGTGGACGCGCTGGCTGTTCGAGCAGATCCTGCTGGTCGAGCGCCACGAGGCGATGGAGTTCTTCGCGCTCACCCTCATGCCCGAGTATCGCGGCCAGGACGGCAACTGGTACGACCAGGTGGAGCACCCCTTCTCCCCGAGTCACGGGCCGGGGAACCCGTACCTGGTGCGTGAGGTCGGCACCGTCGAGGACCAGCGGACCAGCTTCACGGGCGAGCTGCATGACCACTGAGCGGGTGATGCGGCGGTTTCAGCTTCATCGCGACCAGGACGTCACCGGCGTCTCGGGTACCGGTGTCGTCGCCGACGGCGTGCTGTTCCCGGACGGGGCGGTCACCATCCGCTGGCGCGGCGACCGCCCGTCCACCGTGGCGTGGGCCTGCATTGAGGACGCCTTCCACGTGCACGCCCACGGCCGACATCACTTTGCCCGACGGGCGGGATCTGGTGCCGCTGCTGATCGCCGAGAACTGGGCCGCTGCGTGGAGTGGGCAGGGACCCAAGCCGGTACCACCATGGCCGAGGTTCCTGAGATGGGTGGTCGGCCGCGCGCCCGTCGTTGCCGACCCGTGCCTCTGCGCGCTGTGCGGATGAGCCCGCATGACTGGCTACCGGGCAAGCGCATTGCCCATCACTCTATCGAGGAGATACGACAACATGAACTTCAGTGAGGCACTCGACCGGCTCAAGGTGGGCGCGAAGATCACCCGTACCGGCTGGAACGGCCCGGCCCAGTTCGTCGTCCTCCAGAAGGGCTACCCGGACGGGATCGCCATCAACGCCAACACCGCCGAGGCGACCGGCATCCCGCAGGGCACGGTCTGCGTCTTCCGGCCATACCTGATGCTGCGAACCGCCGACGGCTCGTTCGTGCCATGGGCGCCCAGCGTGTCCGATGTGCTTGCCGACGACTGGGGCGTGGACGTCACCGAACATGCCGAGGAGGTACGACATGCAGCCTGACCCGAACACCAACTCCACCGAGCCGCTGATCTCCGTCGGCTTCGTCGTAGCAGCGGCCACCGCCATCCTGGACGTGGTGGTCCTGTTCGGCGTCAACCTGAGCGACGCGCAGACCGCCGGGGTACTAGCGGTGGTGAACGTCCTCGCGCCGTTCGCGGTCGCCCTGTGGGGCCGGCGGAAAGTCTACGCGCCAGCAACAGTTAGCCGGCTGCTCGCAGCGGCGCGGAGGTAGGCCATGGCGCTGCTCATCCTGGCCCTGCTGATCGCCGGGTTCGTCTGCTTCGTCGTCGAGGCGTGGCGGTACCGGTCACTGATCGCCGCCGGCCTGGCGGTGTGGATCCTCACGGCCGTCATCGCGGCGTGGCCGGCCGGACTGGGCCATGGCTAGCGGCCTCAGCGACGAGCCGGAGCAGGCGGAGCCGACGCCCGCGCAGTAGCTCGCACAGCACGAGGCGCCCCGTCCCTTCGGGGGCGGGCGCCTTCGGTGTGTCTGGGGGTCAGGCCGCCGCGGTGCCGGGGCAGAACGTCATGTCATCCGCGCTTGGCCAGATCCGGCCGTCGCACACCACGATCTGATCGGGCGTCGGGCCGATACTCGACTCCACGACATCGAAGCCGGCCCACTCCAACTCGACGCGCCGCTCCTCGCTGAGCCGGCCCGGGAACACGATGGCGGTCCCGCGCGGGCGACGCTCGCCGCACTCCTGGCACACGTAGGCGACCGGCTCAACGGCACCGTGGCGGGTGATCGCCGACCACCGGTGGTCGGGTAGGTGGATGTCGATCACGACGCCCACGCCGGGTCATAGTCGGGGTGCTGGTCGAAGGGTGCGGCGAGGTCGCGCAGTTCGGGGCAGTCGTTGATGTGTTCGGTTGCCGGCCACTCCGGGTCGCCCGGGAACCCGCAACCGTCGCAGGCGTCGTCCCAGGGTGCGTAGCTTGGCTCGACTTCGCCGTAACGCCGGTGGCGACTCATGATCCGCCGCTTCGCCGCGACGTCGGCGAGCACGAACTTCGGGTCGTTCAGGGCGATGAACTGCGCCTCCTGTGGCGCGAAGCCAGTGCCAGCCGAGAGTCGGACGTCGGGCGCCCACACCGTCCACGGGAAGGTTTCCGGATCGTCGCTGCGGTCGCGGTACTCCCACCGGCCATCACCGCGCCGAGCCGCCTTCGCCGCCGCTTCCCGCTCGTCCAGGCGAGCCCTGATAAAGGCGACGAGATCCGTCATGCGGCCATCTCCTTGAGGCATTTCTGAACGGTGGCGAGGGCACGACCCAGATCGGCCGCAATGCTTCGCTGGGTGGCGCCAGCCTCACGCAGGTCTCTGATCGTCGCCCGCTCATGGTCCGCGAGCCGCGTCTTCAGCAGACCTCGCGCTGCCCGAGCGGCCGTCTGTCGCTCGTTGCTCCGTCGGTTATCGCAGGTCCGACAGACGCGCTTCTCGCCACCTTTGGCCTGCACGAGCCGGAGGTTGCTTCCGGCGTATTCATGCCCAGTAGGGCAGTGGGTCTTTCGGGGCGGCCGGTGGTGTCGGCCGCGCTCCATCGAGTCCTGAACGTTTTCGACGACGGTACCGAGATACAGGTGGGCCGGGTTCACGCACGGCGGATTATCGCAGTGGTGGAGCACCCAGAGATCATCTGGGATCGGACCGTGTGCCAACGTCCATGAGTGCCTGTGCGCGAGCTTCTTGCTCCATCGCCCGTACCCCTTGCGATCGACCGGGCCGGTCCATCGCCAGCAACCGTTCGCGTGACGCTTGGCGACGAGATCCCAGAACTCGCGCAGGAACCGTGGGGCTGGTCCGCGCTGCTCTCGCGGGGTTTGGTCGAGCCAGTATCGGTAGTGCGTCCCGCACATCCGCCGCGCCTTAGCGGGCTTCTCGCATCCCGACACTTCGCACGCGCGCAGGAACGTCGCCGGGTCCACGCCGCTCACCCGATCGCGCCGGGCATCGGTACCGGCGACGCGTGCTCGTCCCACTCGTCGCTGTCGATGGAGACCAGCGCCGCATTCATGTTGGCGAGTCGCTGCTCGCTGGCACGCTCCATCGCGTCGAGGATCGTCCGCACCGCCGCACGGTACGCCTCGGGGTCGAGGATCAGGCTCCGGTCGTAGTCGAGGCAGCGGATCAGGGTGAGCGCGTGGATGTCGGCGTCCTGGCCGCGCTTGACCAGCTCGGCGGTGATCTCGTCGATGGTCTTCACATCGCCACCTCGCCGAGTTTGCGCTTCGCGTCGGCGAGGTCCACGTACACGTCGATGATCTTCCGGTACGTTTCGTCGTCCGAGACGGAGATGTCGCCGGCCGGTACACCGAGCCGACGCTCGGCGTCCTGGCGCACGAGGTCGGCGTAGTCCAGCACGGCACCGATGGCCGCGGAGACCGCCTTGAACGCGTGCTCCCGGGCGATGCGTACCAGCAGGTCGTGGTCGGCTTGGGTCAGTTCGGCGTGGGTCATTCCGTCACTCTCCATCGCGCAGCAGGGGTGGGCGCCGAAGCCTCCCCAGAACCGGCGCCCCGCTGATCACCACTCGCACTTGCTGCGGTACCAGCCCTTCGCGGCCAGCTGCTCGGCTTCCTCGGTGCTGACGTACCGGGTGCGGCGTCCGTTCGGGCTGGTCATCGGGATGCGGCTGGTGGGGTCGGCGGCTTCGGTTTCGGTGTAGAGCTTGGTGGCTGTCATGCCCATATGGTAGCATGACACCATGGATGATCGGAAGCGTCGGGCGTTCACAGTCCGGCTCGATCCCGAACTGCACGAATGGGTGCGGCGGACGGCGTATGAGCAGCGGGTTTCCATGCAGCGCATCGTCGAAGACGCGATCGACCTGCTACGCCACAAACCCTATGCCGGGCCGCCCAATGGGCGGCCAGCGGTGAGCAGCTACGAGTCCAGTCCATAGGACGGTGCGCCGCGCAAGCGCGGCGCCTTGATCCTGAAGAGAACTATTCGGCAGAGCAAGCGAGAGCAAGAGAGTTGGACCTGTTGGCGGCTGCCCTTCGGCGGCTACGCGGCGGATTCCCAGACGATGCCGGTGGTTGCTAGGCCCTCCATGGGCTCGCTCGTCG